AAGAACATAAACAGGCCTCCAATACTTTACATTATATATACCAGTATCTAGTATATTAATACCAGAATCTAAAGCTATTTTTTTCTCATATTTGCCTAAAGATTTTCCTCCTATTACACTAAAATCAAAATCTTCAAATATTATATCTGAAATTAAGGTTTCTTTTAAATTCCTGTAAGATTCTTCATGATATACTATATCACCTTTTTCATACTCTAAATTTTCTTTTTTTAGGATAAACATCTATAGTTATTCCTGCAGATAGTGTTTTTGATTTCAAATCATATATACAGTTTGTAAAATTAAAAAATTCCTCATTTACATCTTTAATAGTAATATATTTACCATAGTCTTCACATTCATTAAATTCTATTCTATCATCCCATATAGGTATTAATTCCTTATTATACACAATACATGGTACTATTACATGTTTTTCCATTTTTTTTTTATTTAAATATTTGAATTTATAAACTCCTTTAAAGATTTACTTTCCATAATATGTAATAAATCTTCTAACCACTTTAATCTTTCATTATAAGACATACAACCTTTTTTTACTTTTAATACTATATCAGCTGCCTGTCTTTTACTTTATAATTCTTCTTTTTTATTCTTATTGTATTTATGTATCTTTTGCTTATGTAAAGCATTCTGACCTTTAAACTTACCTCCATTATATGGTATATATCTATTTTGATTACACTGTATTAAACCTTTATCATCTATAATATAATCATTCCAATCATAAGTAGCAATATGATATACAGGATTTCTAAACTCTTCAATAAAATCCTTTTGTCTATATATTGGTACTAATTTGCAATAGTTCCTAAATGCTTTATCATAAGGTTTTCCTATATATCTTTTTATTGTATTGAATAGGATAAACTGATATTTATTATATTCTACTAGATTATCATTTCTAAGTTTATAACAAACTCTTTCATAATAATCTAAACTATTAAAATATAAAGTACCATTTTCTTTTTTAGGTAATACTAAATCTTCTATATTTGCTAAATTCTTTATCCATGCCATATTATAATTTAATTATTTCTAGTTTATAAATGTTATTTTTATCTACTATTAATTTGTAAATATTATTCTCTGACAATAATTTAAAAGAGTAAAAATGATTTTTAAAATCTACAACATCATAACTAACAGCATTTTCACTCTCCCAATAGTTAAGTACTGTTAGTATTATAGTATTATTATTACTTTTTAAAGTTATGATACTATCATTATTTATAGTAATATATGTAATTTGATTATTCCATCTATTAGAAGAATTAATCTTAAAAGATTGTGCTTTTAAATTCAATAATAATGTTATAAATATAAATGAAATAATTAATTTTTTCATAATTTTAAACTTTTAATAAATCTATTATAATTTCTTATTTTTAACACTTTTTCTCTTCTATTTTGTTTAGAAGTTAAAAATTTATATTTTAAATGCACTAATAAAGTTTCTTTTGATTGTACTTTTAATTGATTATTACATGCTCTAACAATTGCTTCTGACAAATATAAATACTTATGAAATGTAAACCCTAGTATTTTAATAGGATATTTGTAATACAAAGATACTATAGAAGAATTATATTCATTCTTATTATCTTTTATTTTTAATTTATATTTACACATGTTTTAATGTTTTAAATAGGTGAAGATAATTTAATATTTTTCTTTTTTAATACCTCTTGTAAATCTTCTTTATTTCTTATACACTTATTTATATCTTTTGTATCTTCTAATATCTTATTTAAAGGATTATAAGTAAATAACCACATGTTTAGTGCTGATAAATCATCTGTAAATATACTTGTGTATGTATGTACATCTGAATATATAGTAAGTCTTTTAGTAAATATCCACCCATTCCACACTTTAAAAATAGAATATAATGGTGTAATTATTGATTCTCCTTCTTTTAAAATTTTACATTTCTCTATTGTTTCTTTCATAAATTTATTTTGTTTAAAATATTCATCACATGTAGGACCTACATCATTCCATTTAGAAGCCTTTTTCCAAGCAATTAAAATTTCTTTTTTTGGTGTATTTTCAAAATAGTATCTTAATTCATCAAAAAAGTTTTTACATTTTTTTTTCATATTTACTTAATTAAATATTAGTGTGCCCTACAGGACTTGAACCTGTGATCTTCTCATTATGAGTGAGCTGCTTTAACCAACTAAGCTAAGGGCACTTATAAAAGGTTAAATAATATTACTATTACTTAACCTTTTAATAAAAATATACAAATATTAGTCTTTTTTCAAAGTTTCATATTCTTCTTTTAAAAAAGTAATTTGTTCTTGTAAACTAACCAAGTCTTCTTCTGCTTGTGTAAGTAAATTCTTTTTGTAAATTAAATTACTAACATAAGAACTTCTATCTGTAATTAATTTACCATCATTAACTCTAGCAATTGTTAATGCTTCTTTTGCTTCTTCTACTTTAGTTTCATAATCAATTTGATCTCCAGATAAAGCATTAATTTGAGAACTTAAAGCTGAATCAACTTGTCTCCATACCTTTTGTGCTAATACTTCATTGTCATCACCTTTTAAAGTAGCAATGAATTGTTTAATAAAACTGTTTGTCTTTGTAGTTGCCATAATTTTTAATTGTATAATAGTTTATTTAGTTAATTGTGTTCTTAATTGTTTATTTTTGTTTTTTGTTGTTAATTTTATTTTACTTACAGATGGATTAGTAAGTACTAAATCTTCATATGTATATATATTTAGAATATCAAACCCTACTAATTCAGCACTGTTAATATTTTTTAAATCAGTAGTTGATGAAATTTCTTTTTTAGGATAGTATTTAAAAAATAAATCAAAATCTTTATACTTTAATACTCTATTCCAAAATTTAAAATCTTCTTTTGTTTTATTCCAATCAAAACCATTTTTTATTTGTACACAAGTAAAATTTTCTTGAAATATATTAACATCTGCTTTATTACCTTGTTTAATTTGGTTGTTAACCATTTCTTGAACTACTTCAATAGGGAAATCTTTTATCTCACCTATTAAATCACTTTCTTTTACTTTATAATCTTCTATCTTTTTAATTTCTTCATTAAAATATGTATAAGCATATTTTCCTAATATTTCTTTTTTTCTTTCATTAGACATATTTGTATTTATAACTTTATTATTAAATATTTCTATCTCTTCTTTAGAAGCTTCAAATACATCACCTTCAATATCATATTTTCCACCTTCAAAAGTACAATAATCCATATTTATACTATATTTAAAATAAGATTTTTGTGTGTATTTAAATAAGGATGTAAATAATTGTGTAAAACCACTATACACTTCTTTATATATTTCTCCTTCTATTAAATCTTCTTTTGTAATAGCTTTATAAATGCCATTTACTATTTTTATATTATCAGTATTTATTAAATCAGATAAGTGAAATCCATATCCTCCTATATTAGAAGATAAACCTACTGCGCCCTCTTTAATTTCAAATATTTCTCCTATAAAAGGATATTTAAGGTCTAAAGGGCATTCAATTATACAAAAAGATGACCATACTTTAGGTTTAGTATTAATTCTAACAAAATCTCCAACCTTTAAATGGCATTTAAGATTTTCTTCTACATATGGAATTAAATCTGAAGCATAATAATAAGATCCTGTTTTTTTACTACCATCAGATAATACTAGATTAATATCTTCTTCTATATCAACTACACAAAGAAAAGGATTTATTTTATCTTTTACTGATTTCCATTCTTCACAAGAATTTAATCCTTGAGTTCCACAAGTTTTATCAATAGGTACTACTTTCATACCTATTTTTATATCTTCTATATTCATAGTTTTATACATAATAATTAATTATCTTTAATATCAAACCATCCTATTACACTTCCAGTACCTGTGAATGTGCCTACTGTATAAAGTACTTCTGCTTTACCTATAGGATTAAAATTACATTTACACATTTTATATATATTTAATATATAACCTATTGTACCTAATATTAAAAATAACAAGACTACCACACATGATAGTCCTGATAATCTATATATTTTATTACTTAATTTATTCTTTTTACTTTTAAGCATTATTTAGATTTTTTAGTAAATAATAATGTAAGTAAAAAAGCTAGAGATGGAGCTAGTGCTGCCCCAATGTAAAAGATTGTTTGTTCCATTTTATTTTTTTGTTTTTAAATTTTTAATTTCCAAAAAGTTAATTTGATATGTAAAGCAAAGTAATGTAATTGCAAAAAAATAAATAAACCATCATTAAATATGCCTTCTTTTTTCCAATAAATAGTATCTAGAGGATATATAAAACTTTTACCTTTTCTACTTGATTTCCAAATATTCAGTCTTGGTTTAAATATGTATAGATCTTTTTTATCATTTTTTTATACTTTTAATTAAAATATGAGGGATGTTTTTTACCTCAATTCAATAGCCTTATTTGTTACTATCATTATCTCTACATCTTATTTCTTCACAGATATGATGTTAGAATTATACGTTAACCATTAATATGAAAAATGTACCTATGAATACTCTCTATCTATAGACTCACTATAGTTTATTCCACGTAGTTATTACTAACATAGAGAGTTTTTAAAAACTTTAACTAATTCTTCAGTAGATAAAAAACAAAGGATTAATTAAAGTTTTTATAATATTTAATTACAATTACAGAATGTACCTACTCATTCACAATGCATTAGAACTGCGGTAATTTAATTAAATATTACTTTTTTATTATTTTTAACTCTAAATTGAGCAATGTCTTTTTTTAAGTTGTCTTCAAAAGCTTCTAAAGAATTAATATTTTTTTTAACTTTAAATCTAGGTCTTTTAGACTTTTGATTTATTTTATGTAAAGATACTAATACTTTACTTTTGTAAGAATCTGATGATGCTGTTAATATGTTCATAATGTTTATTTTTTATTTAAAAAAGTTTGTATTTTTTCCCATATTACTAATAAAGCTATATATATAACAATTATATCTATATCAATTAGAACTATTATAATAGTATCTACTTTGAAAAATTCATAAATATAAGTAATAATTATCACTTGTAATAATAAAAACATAGAATATAATAAAGATCTTATTAAATTTTTCATAATGTTTAGTTTTTAGATAACAAATTAAAATTTCCAAATTCATCAAATGTATTATGTAGTTTCCATATTATATCTGATAATAATAGTATAATTACATATATTGCTATATCTATAAATATAGCAACTGTAAATATTAAAATAGGAGATATATGTGTAATATTACACACAAGACCAGAAAACACAGCTATTACTATTGTAGTAGTTAGAAAAATAAATAACTGTAAAAAGTTTTTATCAGTCATGATGTTTAGTTTTAGATTTACGTTTCTTTTTATTTCTAATAAATGATTGTTTAGCTTTAAGTTTAGATACTTTATCACATTGTTCTTTATAATCTAATTCTTGTTGATATAAAGTTTTAATGTCTTCTTCAATAACTAATCGTTTATAATTAATAACTGCTTTAAATTTAGAATAATCTAACCAATAATGAGGTGAAATATTAAATTTAAAAGAATTAGATTTATCATGTTTCATATTTATAAAATTTAAATACTAGTAATCAAATTAATGATTACTAGTATAAGTTGTAAATTATTGTATACTACTCAACCATTGTTTGGCTTTGTAATAAAAATCACCGTGGTTAGCAAGTTTATCATAAATTTGATTTTTTTCACAATAAGCAATCATACTTTCAATAATATCAATAGGTAAATCATCTTTAACAAAAGAATCTTTAACTTTCTTAATAACAATAGTACTATCATTTTTAACTACTGGTTCAAGACATTCAATCCAAACGGGTAGTCCAGTAATATTATCACCACTCCAATCTTCTTCACCATTATCAACATATTCAATTCTAACATCAGTAATTTTATTACCTTTATTGCTTTTATTATATTGTTCAACATATTTTTCAATAAAAGATTGTGAAGGCGTAGGTAAATTTTTCCAAGTACCATTACTATGATTGATAATAGAAAGTGAAGTATCAGTAGTAGCAATAATTTTTTTGTAATAATCTACTTTTAAAACATGCATTGGTGAATTACTCACAATGGGGTGAGTTGCAATTCTAAAATCTAAATACCAATCATTGTCTTTAATTTCTTCATTTGAAATAATATAAAGATGTTGATATTTATAATAAAGTCTATGGCATGCTAATTTTGCTTTAGCAATATGCATTAAATTTTCATAATCAAGTAATAAATTGCTTTCTTGATTAGTTGGAAGCATAACAACTCTACAATTTTTAAACATAATATTTGTTTTTAAATTAATAATTATTTGTTGATTAGTAGTTATAAGTTAAACCAATAACTTATAACTTAGTGTTTTAAATTTTGTATTTTGAAATATCATCTATTGGTATTTCAACATAATATCCTTCTTTAGTATAATCAGGGTGATTAAAAGACGGAAAATCAATACAACAAGGTAATAAAGGATCACATAAATGAGCTTGTGGATTTATAATACTATATTTAGTTTCTATAAAACCTTCATATTCTCTACCTGAACCATCATTACTTGTGATTTTAAAATAAAACATACAAATTGAAAGCATAATAGTGTTTTTTATTAATTAAGACCATAGGGTTAAGGTTTATTTTTGTTTACATTAAGCCAACAATAAGCTTAACAAGTTGCAAAAAATAATAAAAGCAAAAGTTTGTACCTTAGACAGGAGTTGAACCTGCACAGCCATTTCTGACTGAAGGATTTTAAGTCCTTTGTGTCTACCATTCCACCACTAAGGCATTTTAATTAAAGATTATCTTTGTTTTTATTGTACCATAGATAATCTTGTAAAAATAGTAAAATTAATCCAATTGTTAGAAATAAAACACATAAATATGTACTTATATTACTATTTATTGGATTAAAAGAGAATATTATACCTAGTATAATACATATTTCTCCTGATAAATGTTTTAAATGTTTGATTAGTTTCATATATTATATTTTATTATTTGGTTTGAAAGATTGTAAATAACTTTTTCCTGTGTTAGTGGTGTCTTCATTGTTGTTTGTTTTTAATGTCCAAAAACATGAAGCTACTTTACCACAACCATATTCATAATCACCATTAAAATTTGTAATATAAGACCAATGATTACTTTGTCTTATAATAAAGGATCCTTTGCTATTTTTACCATGCCAATATTTAGAAGATATTGGAAATCCTGCTATTGTGCAGTAAGATTTAGTTTTATTTAAATGTATTTTTCTGGTAAACTCTTCAGTATTGCCATATTTACTTTCAACATAGTATATTCCTTTAGTATTTAAAGTATAATATGTTTCTTTAGTTTTAGGATCTTGTAACTTTAGTAAGTACTTTTGTATCTCATTAAATGGAATTACAATGTCTTTTTGCCTACTTGAATATGAAATATAATCAGCATTTCTTTTAGGAGTTTTACAACCTTTAAAGATTGTTTTGGTGTTATCATAATAATTATATGTTGTATACATAAACAATGTATTTATTTTTTAAATTTTAAAGTGTCATTTAATATATTAGAAGTATAATATATTGGAATTATAATATTAAATTACTGTCACTTTTTAATATTACAATTATGACAATCCTCCTTATTTATCCTTATGTACGTATTACTTCTTGTAATTAATTACAGTTCCTATACATAATTATTGTTTTTAATACAATATGTCTATATTATATTCAGCTAAAAACAAATAAAGCTTTTATGTTTTAGTTATTTCATATATATTAATGTTTTTAATATGTTTAAATTTAGTTAAATATTTTTTAATGATATTATAATTACTTTAAGAGGGATAGTTATTATATGTTGGGGGAGTTGATAATCAAGCACTTAGCTCACATAATTTAGAATGAGTCTAAATAACAATAGTATAACTATCTATTAATCAACTATTTAACTAATTAATTCCTATAAAGTTATAACTTCCTAAGTATTAACAACTTAACTTATATTATTTAGAATTAAACTAAATACTGTCTCTTCTCCTTCTACGCACTTACTTTCTAATACATACTAAAGAAAGTGCGTAAATAACTTCCACCTCTTATAGTGTTACCCTAAATGATGTATGCATTTAGCACGTGGATGGAAGTTAAATACACCTTATATATAGGACAACATAACTTAACTCTTTAAGTTAACTATATAATAAGGTGTATAATATCATAATCTCAATCACTCTATTATGTTAAATAGAATTAATTGTAATTGTTATGTTTAAAAGATACAGCATATTCTAGTCTATAACCAGATCTACTCATACAGTTTATTTCAGTATAAACACAAGAGGAAAATAATAAAACAATAAAGAATAAAATGATAAACTTTTTCATAAGATGTAAAATTAAATTGTTAATATTTCCTTTTGTATGAGTATTTATTAATACTCTATTACAGTAATTTTATCTGTTAATACAACACTACATATTACATCATTAATATCTAAAATAGATAGTAATAATTTATTATATTTAATGTCACAACTAACATAAAATTCTTGATTACCTTGAGAGTTTATATAACTATTTAAAGTTATTTTATCACTATTTTCTTTAAGATCATTAATTCTACCTCTAACTACTTCTACTATTTTTAAGAAGTTAATTACATCTGTAGTATCTGTAGTCTTTAGAGTATATTTCTTTATAACTGTTTCCATTGTATTATATTTTAAATTGTTATTATCATTATGTTAGGATAAAACTTAAAGTCTTTTTACTTTAATCTCTATATAGAGGTTTACATAAATAGACTTTAAGTCTTAATCAAACTCTATCATAGTATTATGTGAAGTTAATACTAAGAGTTTTAATGTAGGTAAGTATATTGAATTGTAAATGTAGTCAAATTAAATGTTAAAATGATAAAACTCTAGGTGAGTAATTAATACTTCTTACCTATAATTTTTAATAGTACCTAGAGTTTTAATGTAAACAAAAATAAACATATTATGAATCATCAACACAATAATCATCTATATTTTATCCTCTATATAGAGGTAATTATATTCTATTCTAAGAGTAAATAGTATTAAAATTAAAAAACAAGAGAGTGTGATTTCTCACACCTCCTTTCACTAGCAATAGTTACTACAATGTTGCAATAACAGTAGCTTTAGATTCCCCTAACTGGTGCAGCATAAAAAATGTTGTACCATCTTCCCCAGTTACATCGGAAATAACTGGTTTGGTAATTTCACTGAATGGTTTTACATTGCTAACTAATCCAATGGATTTGTTTGTATCAGCATTAATCATGATAAGACAGTTACCACTTCCATCCTTTTTAGGAACTTCAATGATGTTGAGATTTTCAATACTGTTCTTTTCTTTAAACTCCTTTACAGTAAATGTACTGTTAAATGTTAAACCTGCCATAATAATAAAATTTAAATAATGAATAAATAAGTGTTAAAAAAAGTGTTAAAATTAAAAATCACCATTTTTAAAAGTGTTAAAATAATTAACAACCCATGGGGATATACCCCAATGGCCAAGAAAGGGGGGAGGTTTTAGGTGCTTATCTTACACTTACCCATCTTTTATAAACTCAAAAAAAAATATTTTTTAAAAATTTTTTATATTATAAATTTCTAATTATCAATAGTTTGACTTAAAAATAAAAAAAAGAAGAGGGGGAGAGGGGGTAGTATTCATTTATATGATATAACTTTAACTTTATTTAACATATTATTTTAATACTACATTTGCATATGTTATTTTTTTTACCTAAATTTGCAACACTAAAAATTAAATATCTACCATTTAAGGAGGTTGAGTTAATAGTAATATTAACAATATGCCCTAAGTAAGGATTAGTAAGATTGGGACACCAGGAGTAGTGTGAAAGTGGTACAGGTAAAGTCCCCATGAGATAACAAGAATGAGAACCAATAATATATAAACGGGTCTTATGAAACACTTAGGGAGTAGAATAGTTTAGGCTAATTAGTTATTATAAGTTTAAGGAAAATATCCGTATATGAAATATAACTGCTAGATCAGAGGAATTGAGTAACCTACTGGTGTAGGTTTCTTTTACTCTTAAATTAAGATAATAATTAATTTAATATTTAACTTAATATATATTTAATTATATAATGAGAATGAGAATACTATGTCAAGCAAGAAAAATAATAATAAAGTAGATTTAAGTATAAAAAGTTTTAAAGGTTTTGCTTTTAAATCTACCAATGAAATAGCAGAAGATTTTAAACAGAGTTTAATAGATAAAACTACAAATTCAGAAAAATACTTTGCTTCTTATTTAATTTCTGTTGGAGTTGATTTTAAATTTCAACAAATAATTTCTATAAGAGATTATAAAACAAAAAAAGAAAAATTTTTTTATATTGTTGATTTTTACATTCCTAAATATAATCTGATTGTAGAGATTGATGGTTTATATCATTTTACTAAAACACAACTAGAAAAAGATATAGTTAGAGAAAATATGTTGAGAAGTAGAGGTTTTAATATTTTAAGATTAACCAATGAAGAAACTTATTCTAACACTACTATAAAGAATATTTGGAATAATAAGTATAGATATAAAAAAGCATTTAAATTTAATAATTAATATATGCAATTAAAGAAGTATAATACTAGAGTATTGAAAAATCAAAGTAAAAAGAATAAGAGTATTAAAGAAGAATCTTATAAAATAGTTATTAAAGATTTAACAGATAATTTTATAGAAGAAATAGAAAAATTTAATTCTAAATTATAAATGTTTAAAAAAAATATTATATATTATAAAACAAAAATATAATCCTTATCCTTTATATTGGTTTGATTTATTAACAGAAAGAAAACTTAAGTATAGAGAAGAAGTATGTATTGATTGTTTAGAATGTTGTAGATATAATTGTAACTACTAAGGAAAAATATTTTGATTGTTATTGTAATCATGTAAATCTAAGTGATAAGAGATGTAGAATATATAGTAATAGAGATTGTAATATATGGTTTCCTATCAGCCAAAAGGAATTAGATTATATGTCTTCTATAAAAGACAATTTTAAATGTAAATATAAATTTATTAAATAATGTTAAAATATTTGTTTATTATATTTTAATTACATATCTTTGTAGTATTAAAATAATAAGGTATGGAAGAAAAAGATTATGTTATTTATGGATTTAAAGATAAAGATAAAATAAGTGTTATACATATAGTACATAATGATTCATACTTAGGTACTAAGAAAGAAAAAGATTTGAATATTAAACCTGATTTTTTTATTAATTAATTTTATATATAATGGCTAAAACAACTCCAAAAGGAATGCCAACTACAGTAGTTAAACCTACAAAGGGTGGTAAGAAAGGTAAGTAATTATCAAACCCTAATTAGAAATAGTTAGGGTTTATTTTTAAATTAATTTTATGTTAGATATTATAAAAAGAAATATAAATAGTAATGAAATAAAGCAAGAAGATTTAATTAATTATATTGTAAAGAATTGTGAGTTATTTAATATTCCTATACAAAAGGAATACATACCAATTATAATTCAGATGTTTCAATCTGATCTTTTTAATCTTAAAGAGGCTTTTTATAGTACACTTGATAAGATGAATATACAGTATAATAAACTTTACTCTTCTAAAGGAGATTTAATAAAAGTAATAATATATGAATAAGTATTGTAATATAAAACCAGATTTATATCCTTACAATGTAATAGTAAGTATAGATCAAACTACTGAAGAATTACATATTAAAGTAAAAAAGTATTTTATTTCTTTTGAAAGTTTTAAATCTTTATTAGGAGAATTTAAGAATAGGTCTGGAGATTGTACATTTAGTAGTGAAGGTAAAGTTGCTATAATAAGATTAACTGCACAAAAGGATAAAATAGATACATTAAGCATTTTAAATCATGAATTATTACATGCTACATTTTTTATTCTTGATGATTTAGGAATTAAATTTAATATAGATAGTTCAGATGAAGCTTATACTTATTTGTTTGGTTTTTTATTTACCAAAAGTTACAAGCAATTAAAAAAATACATAGGTTAAATAATGTTAATATATTTTGATATTAAATATATTTTACATATCTTTGCAACCATAATTAAAAATATATAATATGTTATTTTCAGATATGCCAGATATTCAGTCTATACAAAGTATTAATAACAATACTTATGCTATGGAAGTTATTAATAAATTAGAAGGAATTAAAACAAGATTAAAAGAATTACATTGGAATGTAACTAAAAGAGATTTAGTACAACATAGATTTATAGATGAGGTACTAGATGAAGTTATGTCTTATCAAGATGATATAGCAGAAGATTTACAATCATTTCTAGGAGTAATTCAAATAGGTACATTATCTCCAATCTTACCAGAAGAAAAAGATTTATGTTCAGTATTAAATTGTATAGATAAAATTATAAAAGACTTTGAATTAATTTATAAATCTAATCCTGATTATATAGGAGCAATTAATATTAATGAAGGTGCTGCTACTACTTTTAAAAGATTTATTTGTTTAGCACAACCATTTTGTAAAACTATTTAATATGAATGACATGATAGCAATAGATCCTTTATACATAAGTGATTACTCTTCAGTAAAGAAATTTAAATCTGTTAGAAGAGCTATAAGACATAATAATGTAAATTCATTTGGTACAATTTTACCAAAAAGACCTTTTAATAATAGAAAAAATAAACCTTTAGAGAATAAGAAAAGGTTAATATATTTTAATATTAAAGAGTTAAAAAAAGTAATGTAATATGGAAGAAGATGTAGATTATAATAAAGAACCTGTTTATTATTGTACAAGATGTTTATCTTTATATATAAGAAATATAGGAGATTTAGACTACTGTGAAAAATGTGGTTCTACTTCAATTCAAGAAACTCAGATTGAAGATTGGGAAGAAAAATATAAAAATAAATTTAATAAATCATTTTTAGAAAATTAAAAATTAAAGTAAAATAAAATGGATACAAAAGAATTAAAATTAAGTTACGAGCAATTAGAAGCATTGGCAGGCCAAGCTACAGATCAAAATCAAAAACTTTCTCAACGTGTAAAAGAGTTAGAAAACTTTTCTTTATTTAAAAGATTAGATTATCTTTTTCTTATTGTAAAGATGAGTGATAAGTTTGATAGTGAGCTTGTTAAAAGTGTGGTGAATGAAATAACTTATAATATTGTTGGACCTAAAGAAGATACTACTGATAAAGTTGAAACTACTTCTGACCCTATTATAAAAGATGATACTAGTATTCCTACTAATAACCCTCATATTCCAGATAATTTGCAAGTTAATGCAGTTGTTAATTCTAGTTTAACAACTACAGAAGATGCAGTTGTTAGTGAACCTTTAACAACTAATGCATCCACAGATAATACTATAGTAAGTGCTTCTTGAATTACTAGATTGTTTAATAAAATATTTAAGTAAATAATGAATAAAAATTCCAATATTATAAGAATTCCTTCTACAAAAGAAAGACTTTTTTTGTATTGGTTTGAATTCTTAAAACCTTATAATAAACTTACTTCTACAGAGTGCAAATTAGCTGCTAGATTACTATCAGAAAGATTTGAATTAGAAAAGATTATTAAGGATGATGATTTAGTAGATTCTACTATGCTTAGTAATAGTAAGAAATTTATAGGTGAAGGAGATCTAACGCAATCACATTATTATTTCTTGATGGGGGTTTTAAAAAGAAAAAAGGTTATTGTTAATAATAAGTTTAATAAAAAATTAATACCTAATATTAGTGAAAATTCTAAGGATTTTCAACTTATATTTTATTTTGATTTAAAAGAATGATAACATTTGATAATAGTCAAAAAGAAACCATACAAGAGGCAGCAAAAGAATTAGACATCCCTATAGAGATTATTACTGCAGTGTACTATTCTCAATGGGGATGTATTAAATCTAAAATACAAGAATTAGAGTTATTTAATCCTACACTTACAGAGGAAGAATTTAATAAGATTAAGGGTAGTTTTAATTTACCAAGTATAGGTAAATTGTATCCTAGCTGGAAAACTATCCATGGTCTAAGAGTATTTAAAGAAATAAAAAAGAATAATAAAAAATAATGAAAGATATAGAATTATTAGAAATACAACCTTTATTTTCAGGAGTTATAACTACTGCAGAAAAATATGATACAGACACTACATTTGGAGATTCTGCTATTATAGATGCTAAAAAAATAGATACTTTATCAGAGTATCAAACTGTTACAGCTATAGGTAACTTTGTAACTGCTGTTAAAGTTGGTGATTTAGTAAAGATTAATCCTACAGCATATCAAGATAAGAAGTATAAAAATACTATTAAAGAGGATATGGTTGAAACTTATACTCCAACTGTTAACTATAATTTTAATATAATTGAGGTAAATAGTGCACCTATGTTATATATTCAAGATAGAGATATTGAATTAATAGTACTAAAACATAAAGAAAAAGAAATTGTTAAAAGTAAATCTAAAATAATCACTGAAAAAGATCTTAAAAAACCACTGATTATTAAAGCATAATATATTATGAAATTATTTAAATACGATAATTGGGAATTAAGTATTTCAGAAGAAGCCTTGTGTATCAAGGCTTTTGCTGTTTTATTTAAAAGAGATAGAACTGTTAATAAGGATAGAGCTAAGCAAGAATTAGGATTTATTTATTTTGCTTATGATCCTAGAAGTGATTATATGTATATAGTAGATGAACAAGAAAGAATAGATATTATTAAAGAACAAGAAGGATTAGATTCTAAATGGCATCCAGATAAGTCAGTTTTAGAAGCTATAGAAGTATATAAATCTTTAACTCAAACTACTTCTTCATTGTTATTAGAAGATACTAGATTTGCTATTGCAGGTGTGAGAAAGTTTTTAAGAGATTTAGATTTATCTATAGAAGATGAGAAAGGTAAACCTAAATATACCATTAATACTGTAATATCAGCAATAAATCAAATACCTGATTTATCTGAAAAATTAAGAAAAGCAGAAGAAGCACTTAATAAAGAATTAGAAGAAAATGGTAAAATGAGAGGACAAAAACAAAAGAAACTTTTTGAAGATGGTTTAATGTTAAATAAATAAATATGGAAAAGTCTATTATAGAACTTGCTTTATGTAATTATTATGCTATTACTTTTAAAAAGAATAATGTTACTTTTATAATCACTAAAAATAAAGATATATATAGTTCATTTACATCTTCTATAAAGACTATAAGTTTAACTTTGTGGATGATTTCTAATAGAAGTAAAATAGATTTATTAAGTGTAGAACATACATACAAAGTCAAATCAGACATACAAGATTTAAAAACTAAAAATGAATTATACTCTTCTCTATTAAGTAATATATTTAAGATTATAGAAAATGGTGAATTAAAAAGAATATTAGATAATAATGGTACAAGTGAATAAATATCAAACTAAAATAACAGATGAATTATTAGATTCTTTACCTAAAGAAATATCTGATGAATTTATTGATCTTGTTAATAATGTAGAGTATATAAAGAGGTTTATTTCTCCTATTAGAAAATATGCTAAAGATTTACAAAGAGATGATAAAGAAAAGATTATTGTAGATGTATGTAACCCACATATATTAGAAGATATGGAATACTTTAGACCTACTGGTAACTATTATAGAAAATATGGAGTAATAACTAAATTACGTCCTAATCCTAATCCTAATAGTGATTTTGGTAAATGGCAATTACAAGAGATAGATAGAATATGGCATGGAATGATAAGACCTTCTGATGGGGAATGGATTACAGGACAAATGTATTTTTATCTTAATTACATGCCTATAATACAATCTAAAGTTAGAGAAGGTACCAAAATAGCAGATCGTATTGTAGATTTTCCAGAAGTTTGGGATGGTGTATATTTATGGTTTCATTATATAGATCAAGCTAGAAATGGTGGTATTTATAATGATTTTAAAGGGGGACAGCATGGATTACAAATTGCAGCAAGAGGACGTTCAAAAGCTCATCCATACTCTCAACATGTATATACTCCAGATGGAATAAAAACTTGGGGTAGTATTAAAGTTGGTGATTTATTATTTGGAGATGATGGTAAAACAACAAAAGTAATAGATATTCCATTTGATGATTTTACAGATATATATAAGATAACTACTAGAGATGGTAGAATTGTATATGCATCAGAAGATCACTTGTGGAAAGTATATCAACATGGTTTTAAAGAAAAATATACTATTAAAAGTACTAAAGAGTTATTATGTAATTATAAAGGTACTAGAAAAATATCAGATAGAAATCCTAATGGAGTAGAATTTAAATATGGAATACCCATAAATAATAGTGTAGAATTTTCAATACAATCTACTAAAGTAGATCCTTACACATTTGGATTATTATTAGGAGATGGTAGTTTTAGAGGTAGTGGGGTAAATAATGTATATTTTACTTCTGAAGAATCTGATATGGAAACTTACAAGACTTATATACCATATAAGATAAAGAAATGGAATACTAAGATGGGTTATGGTATAGAGATAGATAAATTCTCAACTATACTTAAAGAATACGGTTTATTCTTTACTAAATCAGATGGGAAATTTATACCAGATGAATATAAATTTAATTCTAAAGAAATCAGACTAGAATTATTAAAAGGTTTAATGGATTCTGATGGGTATGTGGGGGATACTGGTATACCTACTATAGGTTTATCTTCTAAAAGAATGATTGATGATATTGCTTTTATAGCAAGAAGTTTAGGATATAATTGCAGATATACAAAACAAAAAGCAGGTTATAAAAAAGAAGGTGTCTATATACCTTGTTTAGATACTTATATATTATCTATATTTACAAATGATAAAATATTTAAACTGAATAGAAAGAATAATAAACTAACAGAATTTAAATCAGGATACTCAAGAAGTAATAAAATACAATCTAGAATTATAAATATAGAATATTCACATAAAGAAAAAGCTAAGTGTGTAACAGTAGATAATGAATCACATTGTTACTTAATAGGAGATTTTATAACAACACATAATTCGTATAGTACAGCATCTATTTTAGCTAGATTATTTGTATGTGGAGATAATGAATTTTCTAATAATAAAACTATTGGAATTGTTACTGCTCAAGATAAAGAAAAATTAATTAAAGATGGTACATTAAATAAGTTTGCAACTTGTATAGATTTTTGTGCTGAACACACACAATTTCCTTCTCAAAGATTAAAAAGTTCATTATCTGATATGCAATGGACTATGGGATATATTGACAGTTCTTCTAATACTAATAAAGGAACTGAAAATACTACTATGGGAGTTGCAGCAGGAGATGATGCAGATAAAAGTAGAGGTAAAAGGGCAAATATATTTATTTATGAAGAATATGGTGCCTTCCGTAAATTTATGGATATTTGGAATGTAAATTTACCTTCTGTACAAGAAGGGGATATAGCTTTTGGTCAAGCTCTTGGTATTGCTACAGGTGGTAGTGAAGGAAGTAGTTTTTCTGGAGCTATGGAAATGATTTATAATCCTATTGGTTATAATGTATATGCAGTACCAAATGTCTATGATAAAAATTCTCAAGGAAAACAAAAAACTATATTTTTTTATGGTGCTTATTTAAGTAGAAAAGGCCATTATGATAAAGATGGTAATTCAGATGTTATAAGTGCTTTACTAGAAGTATTAAACAATAGATATAAATTAAAATATAACTCTTCTGATCCTACATCACTATCAAGAAATAAGGCTGAAAATCCTATTACTATACAAGAGGCTATAATGAAGAGAGAATCAACTATTTATCCTGTATCTGAATTAACAGATAGAATAAATGAGATTGATTTTAATCCTAAAAGTTTAGATGATGTATTAATTGGTAATTTAACTTTTAAAAATGGTAAGGTTATATATGAACCTTCTTATGATGTAAAACCTATTAGGGAATTTCCACATAAAGATAATAAACTTACTGGCTGTATAGAGATTTATGAACTTCCTAAAACAGATAGTAATGGTAATGTATTAAGAGGTAGATATATTTCTGGCTGCGATCCATATGACGATGATGAATCAGAAACACTTTCTTTAGGTTCATTACTAATATTAGATTTATGGACAGATGAAATAGTATTTGAATACACTGGAAGACCACAATTTGCTGATGAGTTTTATGAAAATTGTAGAAAAGCATTATTATTTTATAATGCTGAAGCTAATTATGAAAACAATAAAAAAGGTTTGTTTGCTTATTTTTCTAAACACAATTGTTTATATCTACTTTCTGATACTTTAGAATTTCTTAAGGATAAAGAAATGATAAAAGTTGGTATTGGAAATAAATCTAAAGGAACTATTTCTACTGCTCCTATAAAGGCTTATGGAAGAAGGGCTATTAGAGATTATTTGTTAAAACCTACAATTATTACTAAAAATAATAATGGTGAAGATGAAGAAATATCTATATCAAGATTATTTACTATTAAGAACAGAGCCTTATTGAAAGAATTAACACTTTGGAGTAGTGATGGTAACTATGATAGACATGATGCTTTAGCAATGTTAATGCTTATTAGAGAAGATAAATTAAGACTAATGGGAGATAATTCTTTTAATACTAGAGAAATAGTTGATAATAATTATTTAGGTAATGATGATTTCTTTAATGTTAATTATAAAGAACCTAAAAGTAATAATTGGGTAATAGATAATTAGTGTAATAAATTATAGTATTTTACTTTATCTATTGTTATTGTTAATTTTAATTTTTATTTTTGTGCTTTTAAATATACTAATATATGAACTTTGATTCTTTTCCATCCCAACAATTATCTTTTAGATCCAAGACAAAAGATTGGAGAAAAAAGCATTTAGAGTGGGCTTCAAATAAAACTTTCTACAATAACAATCTTGTAAGAAAGTCTATACTACATAAAAAAATTAATTATGATCTTCTGAATGGTAAATTATATTTAGAAGATATGAGTCTAGTTCTTAATCCAGATAATGTAAAAGCTAGTTATATTCCTGAAAATATTCAGCATTATCCAATTATGAATTCTGTTCTTAATGTATTAAGAGGTGAAGAATTTAAAAGAAGATTTGATTTTAGGGCTACTATAACTAATCCTAATGCTATATCAGAAATTGAAAATAATAAAAAAGCAAAACTTTTTGAAGAGTTAAAAGCTGTAATATCTTCTGAAGCAAAGGACGAGAATGCTTTCAATAGCCAATTAGAAGAATTAAATAATAAATTCGTATATGAATGGCAAGATTTAAGAGAAATTAGAGCTAACTGTATTTTAACCCATTATGTTAAGGAGTTAGATTTACCTATAAAATTCAATGGTGGTTTTATGGATTGTATGACAGTAGGAGAAGAAATATATCAATGTGATATTGTTTCTGGAGAACCTATTGTGGAAAGAGTTAATACACTTAATATCAGAGTATTTCAATCTGGATTTTCAAATAAAGTTGAAGATGCAGATATAATTATATTAGAAGATTATTGGAACCCTGGTAAAATTATAGATACATTTTATGAAAGTTTATCTTCTAAAGATATAACTTCTTTAGAAACTTTACCTACCCTCGGTCATACCGATGCTATGGAAAACATAGATGAAAGAGATGCTTTTTTTAATATTGCAGATCAAGGTATGGATTATGGAAACCCTTTTGTAGATGTATATGGATTATTTACAGGTCTTAATTATTCTAGAAATAGATACTATGATAATTATGGTAATTTAAGAGTTCTTAGAGTGTATTGGAAAAGTAAAAGAAAGATTAAAAAAGTAAAATCTTATGATACTAATACAGGAGAAGAAGAGTATCATTTTTATCCTGAAACTTATATATGTGATGAAGCAAAAGGAGAAGAAGAGCAAACCTTCTGGATTAATGAGGCTTGGGAAGGTACACAAATAGGAAAAGATATTTATGTTAATATGCGACCTAGAATAGTACAATATAATAGACTATCAAACCCTTCTAAATGTCATTTTGGAATTATAGGAACTATATATAACTTGAATGATAGAAAGCCATATTCTCTAGTTGATATGATGAAACCTTTCAATTATTTATACAATGCTATACATGATAGATTAAATAAAGCAATTGCATCTAATTGGGGTAAAATAATAAAGATGGATTTGGCAATGGTTCCTAAAGGATGGGAAGTTGATAAATGGTTACATTATGCTAAGATAAATAAAATAGCTGTAGTAGATTCTTTTAAAGAAGGAAATATAGGAGCAGCTACAGGCAAACTTTCAGGCATGATGAATAATCAATCATCTGGAGTTATTGATGCTGAAACTGGTAATTTCATACAGCAACATATTTTACTTCTTGAAAATATAAAACAAGAAATGAAAGAATGTGTTGGAGTAACAAGACAAAGAGAAGGGCAAGTAGCTAATAGAGAAACTGTTGGAGGTGTAGAAAGATCTACATTACAATCTTCTTATATTACAGAATGGTTATTTTCTATACATGATAATACTAAGAAAAGAGTATTAGAATGTT